CCTGCACTAGATGAGTATTATGGAATAAACTTTAACGTTCCACTTGACACAGAGATCAAAATGGGATATAACTGGTTAGATATGAAGGAGATAAACCATGACTGAGACTAATGTAATACTAAAAATTGTAGGCTATAAATATTTAGAGCCATCAATAGATGTTGAATTAACTATGGCAAAGAGATCTGATGCTTTAGATATAGCAGACAAACTCAATGACATAGCTAAAGCAAAAAAAGAAAACACAACACAGTATATCATACAAACTATTGAATTACCAAATGGTAATATTGATAATGACGATGATATACCATTTTAATAACAACCAGTAGGAGTAATATGACAGACGTACCAATACTTGATAAAGGTATAGATGATTGGGGTGGTGATGAGCAAGAAGAAGCTTATGATAAACTCCAATCATTAAAGCAGGACTTTGAGGGGGCACCCTCTAAGTTATATATAAATGAAGAAGAAGAACTGCAAAGTTATTTAATGTGGTTTGCTCGTATGGAAAATTTAACATATGAGATTACTGATGGGGAGACTAGAGTATGTTAATATTAGATATAATAATATATGGTTTAATAGGCTGGGTTTTAATAGGACTAGTTGTTAGAGGTATATGAAAATAACACTTGACAAATTAATAAAAATGTGGTATAAGCAAATCAATAATCAAGGAGGTTATTATGGAAAATAACATAACTAATATAAAAGAGATGTCTAATGAGCAGATAATGGAAGCCATTGGGCAAGATGATGGTTCAAGTAAAGGAGTAAATATTCCTAGACTTGGAATCAACAGGTCACCAGAAGATGATGATGGTAATCAACTACCAGTTGGTAGTCTATTCACATTTGATTCTAGTGTTGGTCAGAATGTATATGGTAAACCTATTACATTTAGACCATTCATAAGTGCAATGCAATATATGCACTATGATCCAGAAAAATCTGAGTATGTAAACAGATCTATTATTTTCAAGAATTGGAAAGAGGAAGCTGTAGATATACTTGGTGGTACAAAGTGTGGTAAGGTTCCGTTTAAGGATAGAGAATCATTAACACCAGAACAATTAGCAGAACAAAGAACAATAAGATGTTATAGATTATTGTATGGTCTGTTATCATTTAAAGGAGTAAAAGCAAATGGCGAAGAACACACTGTTTCTAATCTGCCTGCTCTATGGAGGGTTACAGGTACAGCATTTTCTCCAGTTGGCTCTGCGTTAGATCAGATTACTAAACGTAAAAAACTTATGTTTACTACAACACTATCAGTAGAAACTAAGAGACAGAAAAAAGGTGGTAATGTTTATTACACACCAGAGATTACTGTTAATGCTGATGCTGGTTTAGAAATGTCTAAAGAAGATATGGAAACTCTTGGAGTATTTCAAGAAGTTATCACTAAAGAAAATACAGAAGTGCTAGATCTATATAAAACTGCAAAGAAAAACAATTATGACACATCTGATAAAGATATGAAAAAAGTTGTGGATCAAGTTGAAGATCCTGTAGATGTACTATCATCATAATGAATAGTATACTTCTAAAAGTTCAAACGTATCTTGATAAAGTAAATAAAGAATCTATTGAAATATCAGATACACTAGTAGAAGAGTTTGGTGAGGCATGTAAAAGTGCCTTACGCAAACAATTCTCTGAAAAAAGAAGAGAAGGATTTAAACCAAGAATGTCAAGTATAGGTAGACCATTGTGCCAATTACAAATGGAAGCAAAGAATGTGAAGGGTGAAGGTCAACCATACAATGTTAAGATGAGAAATACTTTCGGTGATCTTATTGAGGCATTGTCTATATTTGTTATGAAATCAGCAGGGGTAGAAATAAAAGATGAGCAGAAAAAAGTTAAACTTAAATTTAAAAAATCAGAAATTGAAGGCAGGCTTGATGTTAAGATTGATGAGAAGGTGTGGGATATTAAAAGTGCGTCACCNTATTCATTCGATAGAAAATTTGGAGGTGGGTTTGAAGAAGTTGCAAAGGACGATGCGTTTGGATATGTACCTCAAGGATATCTTTATAGTGAAAGTGAGAAGATGCCTTTTGGTGGATGGATTGTAATTAATAAATCTACAGGTGAGTGGACAGTATGTGAAACTCCTATCAATGATGATGAGTACAGAGTTAAAGCATTAGCTAGTGCAGAAAAAAACATACAAGCTATTGAAAATAAAGTGCCATTTAAAAGATGTTTTAAAGATATAGAAGAAACATTCCGTACTAAGAAAACGGGTAATAAAGTTTTGGGCATGGCNTGTACATTTTGCCCATACAAACTTCCTTGTTGGGGAAGTAAATTGCAATTGTTACCACAACAACAATCGCAAGGCAAGAATCCTAAATGGGTTTGGTATACTGAAGTAAATAATCCTAAGAAAGAGGAAACTTTTGAATAGAGATTATAACTTTAACTGGGTGGGGAGTAGTTTTGAGGGGTCTATTTTCCACCCTTATACTGATGATGTTATACTTTGTAATATATAAAAATAAAAAAGATAAAGAATTTAAAATGTTTACTAATGTTATATTCAATAATGAAAAAGATGCAGAAGAGTTTGGTAAAAAAAGTATGAAGAGAGGATTTGAACATAAAGTAGTAGAATATAATAATGATAATTATGAGAGGTATTGGTACAAATGACAAAGAAAAAATTTGATACATCAAATGCAATAAAAGTTTTAGTTACACCTTGGGATAAAGGTTTTACTTGTGGTATAGTAATGGATAGTAAAGCAGCAATGACTACAGAACAGTATGAATTATGTTCTACCATTGCAAGAGGTATGATTAAAATGGCAACATCCGATCCCCAAACTACATTTATGTATGGTCTTCGTGGTTTTGCTGATGATAAAAAAAGTAACAATAAAGATTTAGCTATTAATTCTGTAGCAGAATTTGATAGTGAAGATAATGTTATTGATTTTATTGAATACTTAAAAAACAAACGTGATAAGGAGTTAAACTAATGGCAACACACTTAGTTATAGGAGACCCTCATTGTACTCCAAAGGCAAGCAATGACAGATTTTTATGGGCAGGCAAATTTGCACATGATCTGAAACCAAATACCATAGTATGCATGGGTGACTTTGCAAGTATGGATTCACTTTCTAGTTATGATAAAGGTAAAAAATCATTTGAAGGCAGAAGATATAAAAAAGATATAGACCATGCTCATGATGCATTGGGTAAATTTAATAAAGGTCTTAATGGAAGACGACCAAGAAAAATCATGCTACTTGGTAATCACGAAGATAGGATAGACAGAACAACAGATGAAATACCAGAACTTGATGGGACAATTAGTACAGATGATCTTAAATTTAAAGAGTATGGTTGGGAAGTTCATGAGTATCAAAAACCTGTTGTGGTCGATGGTATATACTATTGCCATAACTATCCTACTGGTGTTATGGGCAAGCCTGTTAGTGGTGACAACATTGCTCGTTCTTTATTAATAAAAAATAAAGTGTCATCTACTGTAGGTCATATACATACATTTGATTATGCCATGTGTGCCTTACCTTCTGGTAAAAAACTTATGGGACTATCTGCAGGATGTTATTTGCATCATAAAGAAAACTATGCTAAGGCTACCCAACGAATGTGGTGGAGTGGATTAATAGTTAAACGTAATGTAAATAAAGGAGAGTATGATCTAGAAATGATAGAGTATAATACAGTACGGAGAAAGTATAAATGATACTAACTAAGGAGAACCAAGAAAAATGGGATAAAGCTAAACGTATGTACAATAAAGAAAAAGATCATAGTAATGATATGTCATATGAGAATGAAGTTAAGTTTGATAATGTAAATTCACCTGCACATTATAAACATGGTAAGAAAGAAACTATAGATGTTATACGAGATTGTATGACTAGTGATGAGTACCATGGATACTTAAAAGGAAATGTTTTGAAATATGTTTCAAGATATAAATTTAAAGGAGAGCCATTAGAAGATTTAGAAAAAGCACAATGGTATTTAAATAGACTAGTAAAGGAGGTCAAAGATGGGTCAAGTTAAGCAAGCAATAATAGAGGTAGAAGACTTTGTATCAGGTTGTTTAAAACAAGGTCGGACACTTAATCAAACAATAAGAGATGCAAAAGAATCTGTACAAGCTAAATTTAATCCTTACTTAGATGATGCTGATCTTATTGAGGATAAGTATTATCAATTTAGGGGGCAAGAATAATGCATGTAAGACAACTTTTAATAGATGCTTTATTATCAAAATATAAAGCACAGGTAGATGATGCTACGGCAAAAATAGTTGTATACCTACATAATCCTGTAGGTATTGGTGAGCATCCTCAATTTACAGAAGAACTAGATAAACTAATAAATGTAATATCTACTGCAGAAGAAAATATAAAAACAATACATAAACACTTTGGAGAACATAATGACTAAAGAGAAAGGACAGAACAGTATAGGATCTAGAACTTACTTAATAGATTCTATGCAACTACAGGAGATAATGAAATATCTTATGACTAGACCATATGCAGAAGTTGTAAAACTTATGAATATGATAGTTGTATTAAATCAATTAGATCCTAAAATACATGCAGACTTTGTTAAGAAACAGGCGGAGGATGTGAATGCAAAAAAATAATATAAGTAAACATACAGGTTTATTATTTGAATTAAAGATTGGTCTCAATAAAGATAATGCTATTGTAATTGATTATGGTGGAAAGCCAGTGGGTAAAATAAGGGAGGCACTTAAAGATTTTAAATACCAAGCTAACTTATGTGCTGCAATTATTAATCATGCAAATTCTACTGGTAAAAAACTAGAGGATGATATCAAACAAATGATACAGAAGATTTAAAGTTTTGGTATAAGTGTCGCCAAAAAAAAGGCTCCCTAAAAGGAGCCCTTTATGTTGCCTGCTGGGGAGTCTATACGGCTCCCCTTTTTTATTTTTTCTTTAATAAATTATCTGTTTGTTCTTTAATAATTTCTTTACTTAAGTCTAATACTAAATTTTTTTGTACTGCCGATCTACCATTAGGTCTTCTAATTTTTTTACCTTTAAATTTTTTTGTATCTTTTGTAGTAGTTGTTCTAAAACCTCTATCTTTCATAGCTTGTAATGCACCTTCACTAGTTAAATCTTCTGCAACTACAAATCTTCTGTTCTCATCTTTAGCTTTTTGAATAATATCATTAACTAATTGATCACCTGCATTTCTAAATATACTACCCATTTCTACAATTACTAACGCATCTTTATGATATACATCACTTACATTTACTTTTGTACTTCCAGGTACAGCTATTTTTGCAGCAGATAAAGGTAGACCATCTTCATCTACTACAAGTATAGAATCTTTATCTTTTGTACCTATTACATCATAAGCAACAGAAGTTATATATTCAATTGCTGCTACTCTTTTATGATATGTATTTATTAAATATTCTTTTCTTTCTTCTGTTACTGTATCTGGTGTCTCACCCTCTGGGTAATCATTTAATTTGTACTTATCAAATAATTTTTTTTGTAGCTCTATTTCCATTTTAGCTTTTGTAGAATCTGGCATTTTAGGAAAATCACTAGCCATATTTTTTTTATACCCTTCTATACCACCCCTTATTACAAGTAAGTCATCCATTAACTTATCATCTAAAAAATTTTGAGTCTTTAAATTATTTGTAACAGAGACATTATCTTTTGTTACAAAATTATCTTGTGTAATATTTTCTGTAGTCTCTTCTTTGATAGAACTAGGGGGATTGTTGTCACCTATCCCTCTTACTAAATCTTCTGTTTGTTTTGATACATCGTCTTTATTTTTTTCTGGAAAATAACCAAATTCATTTACATCATTCTGATCCCAATAGATATCTTTTACTTTAACTTTTAATTCTAATACCTTACCACTGTCTGTACCATCCCTACCATAGCCTCCAGCCCCATGTAAGTCTGCATATCTTTTACTTAGTGTTACAAAATCACCTGAGTTTATTTTTGTAATATTCTTTTCATTGGGAACAGCTCTGTAAATAGTAACTTCAGCATCTGGGTTTCCTCTAACACTGTTTATAATACTATAACTTTCATTATTAGCTATTCCAAATTCATCACCTTCAAATGATTGCCCTGGGGCATATATTCGTTTACCTTTTTCAGAATAAAAATCCTTTGGGTACCCTGCAGATTCTCCTGTTGTAGTTTGAGTAAGGTCATCTAAACGTACTGGATACTCATCATCTGGTCCTCTAGGTTTATGTTGTAATCTATAATCTGTAGATTCCTTAGTCAACATTTTCTTACCTACTTTTTCATTATAGTATATTATAGGTTTATTAGCCTCTTCTGATAAATCTGGAAAAGATTCTACGTTAGACGTTATAATAGGTTCTGGTATGTTTGGTGGTGATGAATCAATTAATTCACCTAATTGATCTGGGAAAGATTCTTTCCATCCTGTTTCTACCTTTGGTGCTGGTGCACCTTTCATTCGTTCTTTTTCTTTTGCAGCTATTCTTTCTCTTTCTCTTTCTTTTTGACCTGTATCACCTATATAATCACCTTGCCCTGTTGCTACAGGAACAGATTTATGAGTTGTATCATCTTTAGTACTAGGAACTGCCATCATAGCATCCATTTGCTCTAACCTAGTTGCAGTTGGCATACTACCTTTAGGTACAAAAGAATTTTCATCTTCACCACTATCTATATGATTAAGATATTCAGTTATATACTCTTCAGTTTTAGAGTATGCTCTAGCACCAATAGCTGTACCTAATACAGCCTCAAAAGCTTTTTGACCATATACTTTAACAAACTTATCAGCACCAGTTCTTACTAGTGTATCTGCTAGTTTAGGAATTGCAACTCTACCTATAGTTGTTGCTACTAATGTCTGTGGTGTCCAGGTCATTTATGTTTGCATTTAAGTAAGCCATTCCGTATAATCTTTACCATTATATAATAATGATTGCTTTCTATTCTCTTCTTTATTATATGAGCAATGGACCCATCCGCTTGAAGGGTCATCTGGATTATAGAACTCTAATATAAGTTGATCATATATTAGGTTATTCTTAATGTACTTTGCTAATTCTTTATTGTCTACTCCAAACATTTCAAAATCTGCTGCTTCACCTTTAGCATGTTGGCTGTTCTTAGACGAGCCAATAGCTTCACATAATTCTTCTGATCTATATCCAGAAGTAATTACCATAGGTTTACCAAAGTTTCTACGTGTTGGTTCTAATATGTGTGTACATAGTTCTGTTAAATTTTCTATATGATCAAGAGTAGGTTTATTATCTATTCCTTTTCTTACAGCAGTTTGGGATTTTGTTAACTCTGATA